TGAAGGTGAATACAAGCATTCTAAACTAGTTCGTCTTCGTGATAAAGCTGGTAAAACCAGAGTTATCGCGATCGCGGACTGGTGGTCGAATGCTGCCTTATCTAACATTCATAAGACTTTTATGAGCGCACTTAGAAATTATCCTAAAGACCTAACTTTTAAGCAAAACCAAGTTAACGAGCGCGTAAAGGCACTCGGACTAAATTTATTTAGCTCCGACATGTCTACATTTACCGATCGATTAATGATGGAACTTTGTTTCGAAGCAGTAAAGGTAGTTCATGGTGAAACTGAAGCAATTAGATGGAGAACTATAATCTCAAAAAGGAAATTCTATGTTGAACCTGGTATATATGTCCAGTATGAAACCGGAAACCCAATGGGATTATTATCTTCTTGGGCTGTATCTACAGCTGTGCACCACGTATTGAAACACTTTTGTATTTACTCGTTAAATATGAAACGATATAAGTACTACGTGCTCGGCGATGACAGCCTTGACACTAATATACGCTTTTATAGATTTTACCATAAAACTCTCCTTGAATTAGGACTAGAGATCTCGCAAAATAAGTGTACAGTCTCGAATGTAGGCTCATGTGAATTTGCAAAGAAGATCTATCGTAAAGGAAAGAATGTTACCGGTTTACCCGTTAACCTTCTTGACAATATCGATAGATATCCTGAGCAGTTCCTAGAGCTTACGAAAATGTGCAAACAGAGAGGATATGCAAATAGTCATCTCAGTTCCCGTGTGTTTAGTTTGATACAAACCTTTCCAAAAAGGCAAAGGTTAGTACTTACAGACATACTTTCTCTCTCGGAAACAATAACCGGGTGTGCTCCTTTATGGGAGGTAACACCAGACAGTTTCGCATCAAAGCTAAATTGTTTGGACGAAAGTTGCCAGAAAACCTATCTAGAGCATGCTCGTGACTTAGTCTTCTGGGAAGAAGTAGAACGTAAGGAAAACCCACGTCCCACTAAACACCGTGTCTGTAGATTTCAAGTTGCTCCCACTCACCCGATCGTATTCGCGATCAATAACAAGCTCGATCCATACCTAGGTATAGACTCAAGCGAAGTTATCGATCCCGATGATTGGATGAATGCACAAACTTCAGACTATTCTATTTACGATGCGTGGATCAAAGGTGATTATCGTAAGATGGCTACTGTTCCAGACCTTAATACATATAAGTATTACAGCAAGGGACACAAAGTCACCAAGTGTAGGTTCTTAGTATATAAGAAGATGCTTGAACTGGTAGCATCAGACAATACTCACGATTTCCTTCGTCCTATATTTCGTATCTCTGATATGGACTTATACGACAAGGCATTTGAAGCATTACAAGAACACTTCATCTGACTTTACGAAGCCGGAGATTCGATTACAGGAGTATACATCGGAATATCCTGGGGGAGCTACGCGCCTTTCGGCG